GAGCAACACATAACATTCTACTTTCTACAAATGTTTTTTATTTTCTTAACTTACATAAATGACAAAAATTGCTAATCTATTTTCACCTGTGACTAGACCAGCAGAGTTGTTCGTAAACACCCAACCCGTATTCTTTTCGCTTATCATATTGTACCAGGGTCTGTTCGCTGGTAATGCCATCGAAATACCAAAGAGACTCAAGGTGTTGTTCGATAATAAAGTGTTCAGATTCGTATCACTTATGCTTATCGCGTTCAGTGCGACCAAGGATATTGAGTACGCACTCTTGTCGACTGTGATTTTCGTAGCCGTGATGTACGGGTTGAAAACTCCCGCGGAGCGCAAAAAGACTGGTCTAATTTAATTTGTAATATAAAAGTAGAATGAAGATTCATATAGTTGGAGCAGGTCCAACGGGTATGTCCCTCGCGTGGGAAATCTGTCGAACAGGTGAACACGATGTCACAATCTACGATCGAAAGGTTTCAGCAGGCGGTTCTTGGTGGGAACCTGATATGGAGACTCGTGACCTCCACGCACACAGGATCGTTTTCGACAGAGCATTCATCAACACACAATCACTTTTCAAAGAGATGGGTATTTCTTGGGACGAAATGTTTCGACCAAAGGATAATGGTGAACATGTAAACTATGTACTTCGTTCTCTGAAACCGGGGGATTATGGTACACTCATCTCACTTTTTTCGAGAGTACTCGCACAACCAAAAAAGTACAGGACCATTTCTCTGAAAAATGCTGTTGGAACTTTAACGGAAAGTGGCCAAGCTTGTATCGAACATCTTCCACTTATCATGGACGGTGTTACTTGGGATGTCATGACAGCTTATGAATTCGTACAAAACTTGAATCATGTCGCACTCTCACAACCCTGTACACAGAGGGTTTCTGGTAAAGTCATGTGTGATGCGATGGAAGAAGCGCTCCTCAATGTTGGTGTGAATTTTGTATTTGGAACAGAGTTGAATGAGGTGGATTATGGTGAAGACTCATTCCGTGCAGGTTTTTCAAATGGAACTGTCATTGATGACGGTATGCTTTTCTTATGTCTGGACAATAGTCCGGCTTTCAAGTTGATGGGAGACAACTGGGGTAAGGATGCGGTTAATACTGTTCGGGATAGTACCTACGGGGCAATCAATGTTCTTTTGGATTATGACAAGGTTCCAGACATTAAATCGGATCTTGAAGTCGCTGCAACCACCGGGTGGAATCTTCAACCCAAACTTTTGTATGGAACAAAAACGATTTCGTGTGTCATCTGCCATCTTACTGATGAAATACTTTCTACGGATCCGGAAACATTGAAGGTTGAAGTTGTGAAACAGTTAGGTGTTCCCGATCCCAGTGAAGTACGCATAGGTTGGGGTGCTGAGTGGGATGGAGAGAAGTGGGAGTTCTCTCAATCTTCGGGTGTTCTCAGCCTTAATGGACAACTCCCCTTTTTCGGGAAGTGTCCCAAGGTGGCTATGTGTGGTATGATGTCTCCTCGACACACACCTTACTCGAGTATAGAGGCGGGTATTGAGGTTTCTAGGACTCTCAGTCACGAATATTTTGGGACCAGAGAACCTCTACGACCCATACTTCTTTCACAAGTGATAGTGTTCACCATTGTATTACTTATAGTTATAGTCTTAGTGTATCGTAATAGAAATCAATGAAGTTCAGGGCTGTCATTCATGAACCCATGTACGATTTCAATAACAAAAAGTATATTCGTGTCACGATCCCCGAACACTGTGTACACGTCATCAGTAAAATACACGATTCCAAAAGGTCTATCCTTCTCCATGATAATGTAGATGACCCCCTAGACGGCAAAGTGCTCAAGTTGAAAGTTCCATTCCGTTACAGGAGGGTGATGTGTGACGTACAAGGACGTCCCGTGCAAACTCTTGTAAAGGGGGATGATGTGGAAATTGTGGCAGCCTTCAAAGGGGCTTGGAATGTTGGAAATCACTCAGGCTTCTCTTGGATGCTCTCCGGCTGTTCCGCACTCTCTTGAGTCTGGTTGGGATCATTAGGGAGATCAATGGTTTTGAGACCACCCTTCTGGAAACCACGGAAAGTCTGGAGCATACCCTGGAGACGGAAAATCTCCTGGCTCATCTGCTCAAGGTTCATCTCAATCTTCTTAATGTTCTCTTCAACGTCGACGGTAGGCATCTTATATCCATTTAAAGTTTATAATCTTTAAATAGATATGCTTACACGAACTGGATACTTAGTGAAGGAGGGACCGATCCAGGAAATTAAAAAGGAACTTACGGTAAGACCTATCGTCAATGGGGACTTTGGATTTCCTCCACCGCCTTTCAAAGTTTTCCGACCAACTAAGAATGGAGTCTGCGTTCCCCGATTCTATGGAACTACTAAACTTGGAGAACCTAAGGAGGATCGAAGACCTGAACCAACTCGAATCAAGGCAAAGTTTGCTGGACAACTCCGAGACGCTACACATCAGAACGAAGCAATGGCAGCTGCAATTAAAGCAGGTCATGGGGTCCTTTCTCTACCATGTGGCTTCGGGAAGACGACGGTATCCTTGGCAATAGCTTGTAAGTTGGGATACCGTACGATGATTGTCGTACACAAGCAGTTTCTAGCTGATCAGTGGCGTGAACGCATTCAACAATTCTGTCCAGGTGCTACGATTGGGGTTGTTCAACAGAATAAGAAGGAGGTTGACTGTGACTTTGTCATCGCGATGCTTCAGTCTCTTTCCCTCAAAGAGTACTCGTTCACTGACTTTGACACGGTGGGTACACTCATCGTAGATGAAGCTCATCACATTTGTGCGAAGGTTTTTAGTCAGAGTCTTTTCAAAGTGTGTCCCCGACACATCTTTGGACTTTCAGCAACACCTGAAAGGAAGGATGGACTCACCAAGGTGCTCCACTGGTTCATGGGTCCCACATTCTTCGCAGTCGAGAGGAAAAATCAAGAACAGGTGGAGGTGTTTCCAGTGACTTTCGATTCAGCAAACTATAGAAATCCACCACCCTCCATGCGAAACGGGAAGATTTCTATGCCCAATATGATCACGCAACTTGTCGAGGATCGTCAAAGAAATAAGATGTTAGTGGAATTGGTGAAAAAGGCTTCAGCTGGTACGAGACAACTCCTTGTCCTCAGTGACCGTCGTCAACACTGTGAACTTTTACACCAATGTTTTCCCAAGACATCTGGTCTCTACATGGGTGGTATGAAAGAGGCAGCACTTCAGGAATCTTCAAAGAAGAAGATCATCTTTGCGACTTTCAGTCAAGCTCATGAAGGTCTTGACATTCCAACACTCGACACGGTCATCCTGGCCAGTCCTAAGTCTGATATTACCCAAAGTATAGGGAGAATCATGAGGGAGACAAAGGGTAAGAAGAACGAACCACATATATATGATGTGCATGATCCTTGGTCAGTGTTTACAGCGATGTACTACAAGAGAATGAAAGTGTACCGCCAAGGTGGTTTCAAAATTCACGGAAAGTCTGTAGAAGAAAAGAAGAATGACTTCCCTCAGGGAAAATGCCTATTTTTAAATCTGAACAATTATTAAATGTCTGGTGCATTGATACAACTTGTTTCCAAGGGTGTTCAAGATGTTTATCTCACGAGTAATGAAGGGCATTCATTTTTTCGAACAAAGTTCATGAGGCATACAAACTTTTCACAAGCACCTAAACTCATCAAAACAATGAACGAAAATGATGTATCTATAACAATACCAGTTCTTGGAGATGTGATTAATGCTGTGTGGTTTCAAGGTTCCGACAAACTGATGGATATGTTTTTTAAATCCACGATCGATTTATATGTCGGTGGACAAAAAATAGATTCCCAACATTTCGATTACTACGCTGACATATGGCCAAACTATCTCGCGGACACATACAGTAAATCTAGAGAACTAAACAATAAAACAAATTCTATGAATTCTGGATTCTTACCTCTTCAGTTCTTCTTCTGTAACCATAAAGCATTCTTACCCCTCGTAGCACTTCAAAGTCATCAGGTGGAGATAAAAATCACACTAGATCAAACGAGTCTCAATGGTTTGACTGAGACCCAGAAAAAATACGAAGTGTATGGAAACTATATTTTCCTTGATAAAGAAGAACGAGAGAGTATTTCGAGACGCTCAGCAGATTTTGTAATCACACAAGTTCAGCGTATTGAACATCAATTGAACCAGGATGATGGATACAATACAATTGATTTAAGTTCATTTAATCATCCAGTGAAATCCATATTTTTTGGTTTTGATTCAACTACGAGTACATACACTGATGATTATTTTACATTTTCGGGGGCTGATCTTCATGTAAATGGTACACCTTTATTGGAAAACATGAATCCTGTCTACTTTCACACGATCCAAAATTACTATAAATCGGAATATGGTGTATCGGACTATGATGTCACGAGAAATATGCTATTCTATACACGCTATTTCGCATACCATTTCTGTATGAACGCATCTCAATACAACCCATCGGGTTCGTGCAACTTTAGCCGCCTTGATAATGCGAAACTGATAATTCGTGGTGTAGATGTCGCACCAGGTAGGTCGAGTGACTCATTATATGTCTACGCTGTCAATTACAACGTTTTAAGAATCAAGGATGGTTTAGCTGGAATATTATTCGGAAATTAACTTTACGAAGAGGGAAAACCTCTAAGTAGACTTAACACATTTATGCCCTGATGGAATCAGAGACGGCTAACACAATTACGCCGACAATGAAAGCCATGACGACGTAATTCATCTCAGTTTCTTCGAGTCCGACCTGAGGTTTAACCTCTTTGGCCTCGGGTTCCTCGACGACATTCTGACGTCGACTGGGAGGATCCAGTTCCTCTAGCGGACAATACGCTATCATTTATATATATTTAGAGATTAATTTCCGTCTTCTTCTTTCGCCGAGTACGCTTCGCTTTTGTGCCACCACCGACGTTCACCTCCTTGACTTCACCACCAGTGGAGTCTCCTGAAACGGAAATAATATCCGAAACATCATCTTCATCGGCGATACTCTCATTGGTGGGACCGGGCATGGTCGTATTCATTGGGGGTGGAGGAGGCATCATGATACCACCCATGAGACTCGAGATGTCGACACCTGGGCCCTGCATCTCATAGTTACCTGTACCACCCACAGGGGCGTTGTCAGCTGGACCATCTGTGTTCCTGGTCGTATTCTGAACCGCGGACATCATGTTCTTCACGAGATCGGGGTTCTGTTTGATAACATCGTTCATGTTGGGCATGACCGACTTGAACATACTATTCGTGAGGTGGAACATCATCGCCGAACCACCCAACATCATGATCAACTTCACCTCTGGGGCGACACTGACCTTCGAGCGGTACTTGACATACAACTCTTCAAAGACACCATCGTAGTCGTCAACATTCTCCATAACGGACTCAGACCAACCCTCTAACTGAATTTCAAAGGGGTTGTAACGCTTGTTGAGGAACTCCAGACCAGTCACACATGCAACCAACATTCGCCTCGAAAAGCGTACCGACTGCTCCACATCTATGCTATATGTGATACGCTTCACCTCTGATCGTAGTTCCTCGATGTTCGAATAGGCTGTGAGTCTCTTGTTTACTGCGAAACCCTTCTTCTCGAGACGCCCCAACTTGTTAATAAGATCAGCCTTTTCCTCATCGATCGATGTATACCCCTTCGAAGGCTGCTCTTCTTGAGAACCAGGAGCATTCATAGGTTCATCATCAAAGAAAGTCTCTTCATTTTCACCATAGTCAATCTCTTCATCCTGCTGAGGTTGAGTGGGGGCTGATTGTTTATTGGGATTCACAAAAGCATCCATCGCCTCCTGTCGTGGCATCTGAGGAGGAGCTTGTCGGTGTACTGGACGAGGAACCGGCTTGGGACGAGGTGCAGATATCTCAATCTCATCCATGAGTGCCTGCTCATCAGCATCTAACTTCATCACAGTAGTATTTCCTCGGTCGAGAATTATTTCTTCGTCCATCTACTCTCTATGTAGAAACTAAAAAAAATATCTTTAACGCACTTTAAAAAAATGTATACTTATAATAAATGTTCAAGTTGAATCAAGCGAACCGTAATGCGGTGACTTCCATTATTGTTATGATCCTGTTAATTGTCGCCCTCGCACTCACCCGTAACATCAGTGCGTACCAACCCAGGCCAATCAAGATCAAGACCGTATCGGAGGCGTCCATTTTCGATCTCAAGCCCGGTCTCGACTGTACCGCTGGTTCGGGTAAGGAAGATGATGTCTACAGCATGGGTCTTACTCCCGGTGGTCTCTGTGGTGCTCAGAAACTCGTTGCCGATCACGCCGGTTATGCGATCGAGGATGGAATCGGTGGATCTTTAATCTAAGCTAACTATAAATGGCTCTCATTACTTCACCAACGGAGACGATTCCCGATCTCAACTATGAGTACCACACAATCACAGTCGATACCTTGGGTCAGGATAGCGCGAATACCTTCACATGCTTTCTCAGTCAACCACTGAAGAATGTTGTTCAGGCTAGACTCCTCGCTGCTCGCATTCATTCTAATGTTGCTACTGAACATTGTTATGTATCCATTGAACAACTCGATTCCATTTTCAATGATCGTACATCGAACGTTTATGATGGACAAGCTCCCCTCAGTATTCTACGGAATTCGTTCGCGAGTCTTATAAAGTCTGAAGATCTTGTTATTGACTACAAAGATAACTACCCCATCGCGACCCAATATATCGATCCAATTCGTCGTATTGATCGATTAAATATAAACATCAGAAATCAAGATGGAAACCTCATCGTACCCTCAACTCCCGAGAAAGATAACTTTTTAGTTCTCCGTTTCGTGTGTAGAAAACCCAATTTGTAATTTTCTCCCCTTAAAGTAG